AAAGTTGTGTTAATATTATTTGCTATTTGAGCTTGATTTTTAGCAGCTCCTAAAATACCTTCAAAATCTTTAGTAAGTAAACCTTCTTGAGCATTATCAGAAAATTTATGTATACCAACTGTTGGTTTATTAATATCTAGTTTATTAGTATCTTTAAAATATTTAGTTAAAGAATTAAGTTCTCTTTCATACTTAGCTTCACCTCTTAATAAACTATCTGTAGTTACATCTGCTTCATCAAATACTTTTGAATCTAAAGGATCTATAACTAAGTCATTTAATTTCTTAGATTTCTTACCAGCTTCAGTTAAAAATTCTGTATTAACTCTAGCTACACCTCTGGAAGCTTTGGCTAGTTTAACAAACCCTTCAATAAGATCTGTATAAAAAGCTAACTTTACACCTTCTAAAACGTTAGCTCTATGTTTAGCGTCTGGACCTAACTTATCTGAAGTCCATGCTTCTGGAATAAGTTGATGACCCCACCATTTACCACGTTTCCATGATGTAGCTAAGGTATCATTAACTGAGTTAGTTTTATTAATAGCATCAGTAAACGCACCTACACCTTGATCTAAACCAATTTTAGCTAAGTGTTGGAAAGCTTTGTTATTTCCTAAACGATGTAACCAAGGAGCATATTTAGCTGCTATCCCAGATTTATGGAGTGCTCCAGCTCCAGCAAACGCTTTATCTCTAAGAATTAAAAAAGGTACAACTAAAGAACTGATTTCTCTAACTGCTTGATTACCTTCATCTTCAAATTTAGCAATCTTAGGAATCTCACCAATTTTAAAAGGTTGGCGGATTTTTTGAGTACCCCAATTTGTTAAATCTGTAAGCCAATCAAGAGCACCTACAGCCGGTGACATCATTTTTTCTTGATCTAAAACTGGTGTATAACCTTTAGCAAAATCAAGAGCACTCATTTTTTTACTATCTTTTTCTTCTTTATAGTCGGCATAGGATTTACCGTGGTATTCCATTGCCCATTTATCTGCTGCTGCATCCCTTTCAGGACCTTTAGGTAATCTTCGCCATGCATAAAATGCATCGTTTCTTGCTTTTCGTGTAGCATAATTATCAACCTTCTTAGTAGAAGTATTTAGTGCTAATTCCGTAGAATCAGATACTTCATCAGAATTATCAATGTTTTGATCCGAGAAAGTATTTACAGTATCTGAAATGACATTTGTAACTGCTGTGGGATCTATATCTAAATTCTGCACTAATGATTGATCTATACCCTCGTAAGGATTTGCCATAATTAATTATTTGGGTTTAATGTTTCGTCAATAACTTTAGTTGAGTCAGAAGGTTGTTTAGGTGTATTATCGTCTTCCTCTTCAACTGTATCATCTGTTAAAACTGAATCTTCTGGTGTATATAAAAATTTATTAATTTTATTTAATATTTTTTGTAATCTTTCTTGTTCT